GGTGATGTCATCGATTCCGGTCATGAGCTTGGCAAGCCAATCAATGAAGTCCGCGACGAGACCGATAATCTTGCCGCCAACGGCAAGAATCTTGTCCCCGTGCTGACCGATCAGATTGCCGATAAATCGGAATGTGGACTTGAAACCTTCTGCAAAGCCTCCAACGAAATCCTTGAGCATTTGCTTGCAGGCTCCAAAGAAGTTCTTGAACTTCTCTCTGGTCTCATCAACAGAGATGCCGGCCTTGCGAAGCATGAGGCCGATCATGGAGCTGTCGCCGTGCATGAAGGCAATGAAATCATCAATCACCAGCATCAACAGCAGAAACAGTCCAGTCAACTTTAGGATTGGGCCGCCAAAATCCTTTATTAAGAGCTTAACTTTTCCAAACTTATCTGCGAACCTCTCCGCAAATTGAAAGAGTGCTTTTTTGCTGGATATTGCAATGAGCGGAGTTAGCGAGGCAAGAAAGACTCCGATAACTCGTTCAGAACCTCCAATACTATCAGCAAGTTCGTTTAATCCAGCCGCAGCATTTCGAGCAACCGTCAATCCTTGAGAGCCAACCCGAAGAAGAAGTCTCAACGCTGGAATAAAGAACTGTCCAATCTCGGTCCTTACTTCTTTCTGTTTTGCTTGATAAGCAAGAAGAGTGCTTCGATAGGAGTTTACACTTCGTTCGCAGTCGCCGATGGCATCCGGAGACTGCTCCAGAATGGCCTGATAGTTGACCTGCATCTTGGTAGCCTGATCCAGAGCGTCATAGCTTCCTTGGAGTCCGAGGGTCAGCATAGCCTGTGCGCGGCTGCTCTCGTTAAGGACGGCGCCGATGGTCTTTGCGGCCTCAGATTCACCCATGACCGCCTTCTGCATGGCGTTGACAGCTACACGCTCGTCAATGTTGGAAAACGATGCCAAATCAAGGGCCAGAGTGGTCATGCTCTCGGCCATCTCTGCAGCTTCGCGGCGCATATCCGTGCCCATGAAGCCGACCAGAAGGTTCTGGGCGTCAGCGAGATAGGTCTTGATGTCGTTGGCGTTTCTGCCGATGGTGTCGGCATAATTCCGCGCCCAGTTTTCCACTTCCTCATTCATACCTTGGAAAACGACGCTGAATTTATTCTGCATCTCCTCCGCCTCAGATGCCAAATCGGCACAAGCTTGTATGGCGTTTTTAATACCATACAAGGAGAAGCTAATGCCGATAGCGCCAAGAAGCTTGGTGGCGGTTCCCTTTATGCCAACAATGGCATCATTGACTTCATCAACAGTTTTCTTATCTACCTCAAAAAGAACTCTGTTGACGAACTCGGCAAGTGTCACGGGATGTCACCTCACTTTACTACGAAATAGCGAAAACGGATAAAAATTATCCTTTCTGCCGGATTTGTTTGAATTGACACCATAAAACTTTGTTGTTAAAATGGGGACGATCAAACCTCCGGAAGAAAGGGCGTGAAATAAATGTCTGCGATTGACAACTGCACAGTTGCAGGTGATTACAAGAATGGTTTAATCCATTGGGACCGCAAGAAGAAATGCCTCGCCATTCATCAAGCCTTTTGGCTTCGTCCGACCATCATCACTTACATCAACAAGGACACGGTTGAGAGCTATGAGGTTGTCATGCAGGAAGGTAATCCCAGCATGACAAGCGGAGTCGTCAAAGGCGCAGTAGGCGGCGCTTTATTCGGCGGTATCGGAGCCTTGGCGGGAGCAACATCCGGCAACAAAAAGGGAATCTATACTGTTTCAATCGTCTTCAAGAACGAAACCAAGTGCCTTTGCGAACTGGAAACCGATATGTACAAAAAGCTTGTGCAAACCATGTACTGATTTCAAATACCCGTCCTCCAAATCGGAGGGCGGGTATTTTTTTAATTTCGGTTCCGCTTCATCTCTTCGGCCTGAGCCAGTTCGATGTCCTGATCCATGCGGTACAGGGCATAGAGCTTCAGTGCCTCATCGAGCGTATATGCGGTATCCAGCTCCGTCTTTGACGCAAGCCGGGCTTTGATGAGAATGTACATTCTCATTTCCAGTTCGGAAAACTGGGTTACATCGAGAGTTCCCCATCGACCTGTACCGGAGGCTTCCGAGTCATAGACTCGAGCAGGGGACCAAATCGGCCTCCGATTTTCTTGAAAAAACCCTTGTAGTTGAGCTTGATGACCTCGTAGCACAGCAGGTACATATCCTGCACGTCACCACAGAACACTTCGTTGGCGATGTCCATGTCGAGGACTTGGGTGCTGCCCTCGTACACAACAGAGATATTCTGATGGTCGATCAGGAGCCGGCGCATAAGCTTCTCGCATTTATCGCCGGAAAGACTGGAAAACGCACCGGAAAACGCAGGAAGGACCTTGTCGATTTCGGTGTCCATGACGCTCTTCTCTGATTTCTCGGTGTCTTCTCCAAGCTCACCGACGATGGGTGCCGCAAGCGCTCCGGCGATCGGAGCAAACATCGCAACGAGGTCGCCGCTGATGTTTGCGGCGGTGAATGCGGCGAAGGGTTTCAGAAAGAAGGTGTTTTCCCCAATCACCTTCTGGGTAATGTTCATCTGTTTCATAAACTGCCTCCTACAGATACATGGAAACGGGACTATCCATCCAAGGACAGTCCCGTTTCATATGGATTACTCTTCGATCAGGTCACTGGAACCGGTGTGGATCTCCCACTCACGGTTGCTGCTCTCCTTGCCGTAGGTTCGGGATGCGGACTTGAGCACCCATGCAGCATCGGAACTGAACAGCATACCGCCCTTCAGGTCTTTGATGAGAATGGGGAACATGCCGTCGCCGGTCTTGCGGTCCTGATTCACCTTCTTCTGGAGGAAGGCGTTGGTCGCAGAGGACTGGAGCAGGGAGATTTTGACGATAGAGGTGTCGTCAGGCAGGACGCTTCGGGAAATCTCACCGTCACAGCCCACCTTCTTGGTCACGTTATCGCCTGCGGCGTCGATGGAGATAAAGGAGTCGTCAGCATAGCCAGTGACGATGTGAGGGCCAAAGGCCATGGTGACTTCCTTGGGGTTATAAGTTGCTACCTTACCCATGGTTCATTTCCTCCTTACAGGTTGTAGCCGACAGTGCCGTTGATGTCAGCGAAGTGGATGGCACCGGCAAGGCGGGCGCTGAACTTCACATTGAACAGCTTGCGGCTCTTCTTATCGGCAGCGCTGATGTTGGCGGATCTGGGCACAGAGGTCTTGTAGCCGGGGGTCACATTACCGTCAGCATCATACTCGTCCTCTGCAATACCGCCGATGTTCTGGAAGTGCTTGAGGGATGCGATGACGTGGTTCTGCACCAGAGCGATGCCCTTGTCGGTGTAAGGCACCTTGGGGGTGCTGGTAAACAGGCCCACAACGCGGGTCTGCATATCAGCCTTGATGGTGTCGATCAGACGGATGATGTCGGCCCACTCACCGGAACGGACCTTGCCGCCGAGAACGACGTTCTTGCCGCCGATGTGGAGCAGATAGGACACGCAGGCGGTGTCGAGAGTCTGCATTTCAGTGCCAGTCAGCTCGGCAGGAGTAACGACCGCCAGATCCTTGAACGCGGCAGTCTCGGTGCCGGATTCGTACTTGAGCCACTTTGCGGCCCAGGCAACGTTCATGTAGGCGTTCTCGGCAGGAGCCTGACCGGAAGCACCAACACCGCCATAGATGCCCATGGAGCGGTTGAAGGTAGCCGCTACAGTGGTGCCGGCAAGAGCGGTCTCCGTGTAGCAGAACATCTTCTCCTGAGCCTCCACAGCAGTTGCGATATCGGCATATTCGCCTGCATCAACACCTGCAGTACAGACCACATACCAACCGGGAGTGGCCACAGCTCTGTTGACGGCATCCACAGCATCCTCATCGTCCTGAATAGGAGCGATGTAGATGGTGGCGGGCATAGGCTTCTGAGAGAAAGCCACAAGTGCGGCTGCACCGACGGGATCAGCATCGGTCCAGCCTGCGGCAGTCACTTCCTCAACGGAGGAGTAGGCGCCGACTTTTGCGGGAGCGACCGTGGGAGCATTGGCGGGAAGCGGACCCACGATCAGCAGATTGTCAAAGTTCGCATCGGACACCACAGGACTTGCGATGTCGATGTTCACCTTGGCGATCATGTCAAAGTTCTTACTCATTGACTGATTCCTCCTCAATTTCAACTTCATCGAAGTAACTGACTCTCAATCCGGCCAGATCCTCCGACCCACCACCGCTGCTGGTGGGTACGAACACAGGGTTGAAAATCCCGGTGTCGCTTTCGATGCTGGCCTCAGACAGCACCGCAGCGGCTTCGACTGCATACTGGGTAAAATAAAGACCGACAGTAACACGCGAACGGAACTCGTAGTTGTTGTCGTTCACAATGCCTGTCAGGTCCTGTGCGTCGCCGTCGAGCACGACGCTGATATCATTTTTATCGCTCCACTCAACCACATAGGGGGAGTTGAGGAAGTCCACAAAACCAAGGATGTCGTCCATGGCTGTATTTTCATAAGCCACGACCATTCCGGTCTCGTCATCTTTGACCGGAGCGCCCTTGGTGAACAAGTCCACAGTCATACCAAGTCGTGAACTGTAACTGCCAACCACTTCGCCGCTCTCTGTCATGCAGTACACAGCGTTCTGAGGGCGAGTCACATTTCCCGGCGTCAGGCTAACAAGAGGGATATCGGGCTTTGCCACTCTGCTCTGACGAGTAAACGTCACCGTGGCTCCGTCGAAATATTCCTCCGTCAGAAGGCGGAAAAGTTCCTTTACCTGTGAGACTTTCATACTCAGCCTCCTCCCTGCTCGTCCGGATCACCCGCAGGCGCTTCCATGTCGATGACACCGGAGGCGTCCCGAGGAACAAGAACGAACTGGTAGTTGTAGTGGGACAACATTGTGGTGCGCCAAGGCTGTGAAGATACGCATTCGTACCAGTCACCGTAGTAGTAAAGCAGATCTCCCTTACAGCCAGTATCCTGATTTGCGGGGGTAATATCCACCTCTCCGTGTCCTTCAAGGCGCTTGGTGCGCCGCTCACCTTCCGGCAAGGCCGAAATCGTATCGGTTCCGGCCGGATGGACGTGGATGCTGACGACAACATCCTTGTGGCCAGAAGTCAGATAGCCTTTGACCACTTTCTGAACCCCGAAACGACGGAGCCAGTATTTTCTGTTGAAAAGTCGGATGTTCATTTGCTTCCAGATCCTTTCGGTTCGATGACATAGTTCACGGATTGCCTCATATGGCCTGTATCAATCAGTGGCCGCTCAGAGCCTTTGCTTCTGATGGTGGAGGGAGCATTCGGAGCAAAGCCACCATCGACAATTTCCTGCTGAATAAGGCCTTTTACGATGACACCATATCGGTTCAGAGCCTGTTGTGCGCTCATGCCATGGGCAAGGTTCGCATTCATCTGCTCCCCTGCTGCTCTCAGCTCCTTCTGGTGGTTCTCGAAGCTCTGCTTCATAAACGGACGGGGCGGACGGTCGGATGCGCCAAACTCATTGTAGGCAGCAACGTCTGTCAGCTCCGTGCCGTCATCGTAGGAATCCTTGCCCGCCTGATAACCCACGCGGATCTCCAACCCTACGAGCTGTTTGAGCTGTTCAAAATACCGTTTCCCTTCAGGAGTGAGGTCTGTAAAGCCGAAGGCCATTACGCTTCACGCTCCCCGCTGCAGTGGATAGGGATGACGCACAGCCGCCTTAGCTGAAGAAACTGGACGCCATATACGGTCAGGCCGAGTTCGGCGTCCGCTGCGAGGTTGGAACTCTGATTGGCTCCAAAACTTACGCTGCTCCCGCCCTCTGATACGCTTCCAACAGCGAAGCCGACGCCGATCCGTCCAACATCTCCAAGCGGATTCTCGCCTTTTCCGGCCATTTTCAGCTTGTGGCAGACCAGAAAAGCGAGGGCCTGATGATACAGCTTCCCGAACTGCTTTTGGCTCACCATGGGTTTCACGACTTCAAGCCACGTCTCAAGTGTTCTGTCATCGACAGACTTGAACTCTTCACCAACGAGCCGGATGATTTCAATGGCCGTCATATGCGGTGCTCCTTACTGCTCGGCAGCCTCGGTCTTCTTAGCCTTCTTAGGCTTCTTCTCCTCGACAGGAGCATCAGCCTCAACGGTGGCGTTCTCGATGATTTCGAGCTGTCCGCGCTCGACCATGGCCTTGATGGAGGGGGCGGTCAGAAAACGCTCGATGGCGCGAGTGACAGGCACGGTGTCGTTGGGCATGAGAACGTATGTGCCGATATTGACGATCTTGGTACTGGTATTCTTGATGCTGCTCATTTCACATATCTCCTTTTTGTTG